ACGGAACAGTCAAACTCTAGATTTGGTATTGGTATGTCAAATGCTAGTGAATTGGGCAATCAGTTTGTTGGAGAAACATCAGGGGGTTATTCATACTTTACTGATTCCGCAAGTTTAACTGACGGTTATATTGTTAACGTAAGTTTTACAAAAATAACCGGTGCTGGTTTTACAACAAATGATGTTTTAATGTTTGCATACGATGCAGATAATGGGAAAATATGGTTTGGTAAAAACGGGACATGGTTGCAATCAGGCGTTCCAGCATCAGGAACCAATCCTCAATTTTCGTCAATTCCTGCAAATACATATTTTCCAGCGATTTCTAATTACTCTGCTGGTGGAGCAACTGCGGCGGCTTCGCAAAACTTCGGCCAGCGTCCCTTTGCCTACACCGCACCATCAGGCTTTAAAGCACTCTGCACACAGAACCTGCCGACACCGACCATAGGTGCGACTGCTACGACTAGGGCAGATGATTACTTTAATGCTGTGTTGTATACGGGTACTGGGTCAAGTCTTGGAGTGACGGGTGTTGGATTCCAACCTGATTGGGTGTGGATTAAAGAGCGTAGTGGTGTGGCTGACCACGGACTGTATGATGCAGTCAGAGGTGTTCAGAAGCAGTTAGAGTCCAACACAACTACCGCAGAAACCACAGAAACAACTGGCCTGACTGCGTTTAATTCAGATGGGTTTACAGTCGGTGCGCTTGCCCAACTTAACACCAATACCGACACCTATGTCGCTTGGAACTGGAAAGCCAACGGTACTGGCTCATCTAACACCGCTGGAAGCATCTCATCTACGGTAAGTGCAAATACGACTGCTGGCTTTAGTATTGTTACTTATACAGGCACAGGCGCTAACGCTACTGTTGGGCATGGACTTGGTGTTGCTCCAAGTATGATTATTGTGAAGCGTAGAGATGCCGCAACAAGTTGGCGTGTGTATCACACATCAATAGGAAATACTGGGGCACTTTATTTAAACTTAACAGACACTACAGAAACAAACTCAGTATTTTGGAACAATACTTCTCCAACATCATCCGTGTTTACGGTTGGAACTGATGCGGGTGTAAACGCTTCTAGCAATACTTTTGTCGCCTACTGCTTCGCACCAGTAGCAGGCTACAGCGCATTTGGGTCGTATACGGGAAATGGTAGTACGGATGGTCCGTTCATCTACACAGGCTTCAGGCCAAAGTGGATACTGATTAGACCGCCTAGCATAAATGACTCGTGGCAACTAGAAGATGCTGTTAGAAGTCCGTTTAATACGGTTAACGATCAGTTGTTTGCACATAACAGTAATGCAGAACAGGTAGATAGCGCAACAAGAAATACTGATTTTCTATCTAACGGATTTAAGATTAGAGGCACAAACGGCGGCATAAATCAGTCAAGCGCAACCTACATCTACGCCGCATTTGCCGAAAACCCCTTTAAGTACTCCCTCGCTCGCTGATTAACGGAGAAAAAATATGTTTTTACTCAACGGAACACCAATCTCACTAGACGTAGAATTCACCACCCCTGATGGCACACGCTATCCTGCGAATTGGATTCGTCTAGCCTCTCCAGCAGAACGTGCCGCTATCGGCATCACAGAAGCACCAGATCCGGAGTATTACGATCAGCGTTTCTACTGGGGGCCAAACAACCCCAAACTTCTAAACGACCGCCCAGAAGTCAAAGAAGATGGCACACCCCTGTATGTGCAGGTCTACGATAAGACTGCCGATGGCGGTAAAGGTGCTATGGTGGACACTACTGAACAGGTGGTCACCAAGGGTCTAAAGAGCCAATGGGTTGCACAGGTCAAGGACACCGCCGGCAAATTACTTGCCCAGACCGACTGGATGGTCACCCGCAAGGTTGAGCGTAATATCGACATCCCTGCCAGCGTAGTTACCAAGCGTGCCGCTATCGTGGCTGAGTGTACCCGCCTAGAAACGGCTATTGCTGGCTGTGCAGATGTTCCTGCTTTAATCGCTATCGTAACTAACCAGAACTGGCAATCATGACCACAGAGGCCACAAAACAAGCCGTAGACGCCGTTTCTGTCGTAACCGTCATCGGAACCCTCGCAGACATCCTTCCGGCCATTGCAGCCCTGTTTACTATCGTTTGGACGGGGTTCAGGATCTACGAACTGCGTACTATTCAAAACTGGTTAGGTAAAGGAGACAAAGATGAAAAAGCCAACAACTAAAAAAGGCAAAGCAGAGAAAGTTGGTAAAGTTATGAGTGAGTACAAGTCTGGTACTTTGCATAGCGGCAAAGGCGGTCCAGTAGTCAAGTCTCGTAAGCAGGCAGTGGCGATTGCTATGTCACAGGCCGGTATGTCCAAGAAGCCAATGATGATGCGTAAAGCAGGTCGTGGACGATGAAGCCAGGACTCTACGCCAACATCCAAGCCAAGCGTAAGCGCATCAAAGAAGGCAGTGGTGAAAAGATGCGTAAGCCTGGAACCAAAGGCGCTCCTACGGCTAAGGCTTTCAAAGAAGCAAAGAAGACAGCGAAGAAATAATGGTCAAAAAAGTCTATCAGAATCCTGAAGGCGGTTTAAATGCTAAAGGTAGAGCCTATTTCAAGCGTACTGAAGGCGCTAATCTCAAACCGCCGGTATCCGCAAAGCAGGCAGCAAAGTCGCCAGCAAAAGCCAAAAGACGTAAGTCCTTCTGTGCTCGTATGTCTGGGGTCGAAGGACCGATGAAGGATGAAAAAGGTAGACCAACACGGAAAGCACTGGCACTAAGAAAATGGGATTGCTAAATGGCAACTACATACTTACAATTAGTAAATGACGTACTAACACGGCTTCGTGAAGCAACAGTTAATAACGTATCTGATACAGACTATAGTGTTCTTATCGGTAAGTTAGTCAACGATGCTAAACGTGAAGTCGAAGATGCTTGGGATTGGGAAGCATTGGCGGCTACCTACACAATTACCACATCCAATGGTGTTACTTCTTACGCTATTACTGGTGCTGGAGATGCTTCTAGGATTCATCGTGTGTATAATACTACTAACCGCCTTTACTTAGTAGAAAGACCACACGAATACTTTATCACCAACATTGATCTAGCACCGCAGACCCTGTATGGTATACCTGCCTACTATGCCACAGATGGTCTTGATGGCAGCGGTGATCTAAAGATTCAGATCTTCCCTGTTCCTAATACTACTTATACTATTAAAGTTGATGGATATACCCCAGAGGCTGAACTAACTACTAATTCTAGTTCTACTAAGTTGCCAAAGGTGCCTATTGTAGCACTGGCCTGGGCAAAGGCTATTGAGGAACGTGGTGAGGACGGTGGTGTGAATGTCAGCAGCCAGTATGCTGTTGCTAAACAGGCACTAGCAGACAGGATTGCTGTAGAGGCCAATCGTAGGCCAGATGAGTTCTCTTTCTACTCTATATAATGCCGAACAAACCACTACAAGCAACATCGATTACAGCACCAGGATACTTCGGACTTAATACTCAAGATTCTGGTGTTGATATGAGCAGTTCCTTTGCATTGATTGCAAGGAATGCTGTTATTGACCGCTATGGTCGTATTGGTGCTCGTAAAGGATGGTCATACACTACTACCTCTGGTGGCACATCATCGGCACCTGAGATGATAGTAGACTTTGATAATCACGATGGCACCTACACTATTATCAGTGCCGGTAACAACAAACTCTTTACTGGTGAAACCACCATGACAGAGGTGTTTGTTAGAAATAGCACAAACACTGGTAATCAGACCTACACAATTACTGATAACGATTGGCAGTTTGCTCCTGCACAGTATAGCAGCGGCTCTAATGCTTCTGCTCATGCTGTGATGGTTCAAAAAGGACATCCTGCACTGATGTACCACAAAATGCCTACTGGTGGTGGCGGTGGGGGTTCTCATGTTCATACGGGTTCTTTTGGCTTTCAGCGTCTTGGTGATGTTGGCAACGTACCAACTGGCTTCACTGTTACTACTTTTACTCCAAGTTGTGCATTAGGTGCCTTTGGTCGGATGTGGCTTGCCAACACTGGCAACAACAATAAACTTACTGTATACTACAGTGTATTATTAGATCCGTCTGACTTTACTGGCTCCGGCTCTGGTGTTATCAACATTGAAAAGGTAGTTCCTGGAGATGATAGAATTGTGTCATTAGCAGCACATAATGACTTTCTTATTATCTTCTGTGAAAGAAACATTGTTATATATAATAATGCTGGTAATATATCTAACCTAGCATTACAAGATGTCATAGTTGGTGTTGGTTGTATCGCTAGAGATTCTGTGCAAAACATCGGAACAGATCTGATGTTTTTAAGTGCTACTGGTGTTAGATCATTAGCACGAACAATCCAAGAAAAGTCTGCACCAGTTCGTGACATTAGCCGGAATGTCCGTGATACCTTGCTAGACTATATTTCTGGAGAAGACACAGACAAGATTAAAAGTGTATACTATGCTGCTGATGCTTTTTATTTGCTGACACTTCCGTCATCTGGGTTTACTTATTATTTTGATCTAAGGCAGTTCTTACAGGACGGTTCCGCAAGAGCCACTGTCTGGGATAACATATCTCCAAAGTCACTGTGTGCTACGCATGATCGTAGACTATTGTTGGGCAAGACCAATGGAATTGCTGCGTACACTGGGTATCTTGATGATACATTAACTTATATTTTTTCTTATTATACTCCCTATCTTGACTTTGGCTCACCGTCTGTAATCAAGATGCTAAAAAAGATAGGTATTGTGACGGTTGGCGCATCAGCAACTACATTTGATATTAAGTGGGCATTTGATTACGCCACTAACTATAAAGCAGTTCAGTTGACTACGCCTTCTGCCGCAGTTTCCGAATACGGCATAGCAGAGTATAATATTGCTGAATATTCTTTATCTGTTGTATTAGAAAACTTAAAAAAGCAACTATCTGGCAATGGTAACGTAGTACAGATTGGTGTTGATGCTGAGGTAAACGGATTCCCGGTGTCTATTCAAAAACTTGACATTTATGCTGTTACTGGAAGGACAATATAATGAGTAACTATGTAAAGACTACTAACTTTACAGCAAAGGACTCGCTGACCTCTGGCGATCCTGGTAAAGTTGTTCGTGGCTCTGAAATCGACACTGAGTTTACTAACATTGCTATCGCAGTAGCAACAAAGTCTGATACTGCTAGTCCTACCTTTACTGGCACTGTTACTGTTGCCAATCTGACTGTCAGTGGCACATTCAGCGGCACTATCGGTGGAGGTACATACTAAATGGCTACGTTTTCTGAAGCATTG